GGTGGAAAATATCTTGCTAACTCAGGTGCTCAATTAGCACAAAGACCAAGATATTATATGCCATCAAGAGATGATGAATTTAAATACTGGACATCATATAGAACTGAAGATGGTACTGAATATGGTATTTCAAATATTGTTTCTAATGGTGTCTATTATATTAACGATGCAGTTCCATTTGTTGTATATAAAGAAAAGGTTCCAGCAAATAGACTTATTATAAAGATGCAAACAAACGTTGGAGACATTGACCAAGGGCCTTTTACTACACCTACTGGATCAATAGCAGACCCACTGTTTGGAGATGCAAATAGAACAACTCCAGCAAGATGGAGAATACAGTATTTAGAAGATAACAACTGGACAGATGCTTATGTTTTTACAGAAAATGATTTAAGAGAAGACGGGTCTCAAGTTATTGGTTCAGATGGATATGTTGAACTTCAATATGGATTGATTATTCCTGAAATATACAAAGATACTTTTGTTTTTGCTGAAACATTATCTTCAGAATCATTGCTTCCTACAGAGTCAATTAATGGTTATGCCTATCTTGTTATTGAAAATGATGGTGAGCGAGGGCAATTCCATATTTGGAATTCAACAACTGCTGAGTATGAAACGTTTACTCCAGAATATAACTGGAAATTAGGTTCTGAAACAATTACAAATCAAACAAGTTTTGTAACAGACCTAACGTCTCCTATTTCTTTTGACAATAGCGTTACTGGAAAAACGGTATACAGAGAATTTTCATACCTAAGTGGAATTAGAGTAGTAGTAGAAACAATGAACAAATTTGACTCTACGTTTGATTTAATTGAAATGTCCCCAAGACTTGTAGTTGATATTTCAGATAAGGCTATTGAATATACCGTTCGCAAGGTTTTATCAGATCTTGGAAATACATCTTTGCCTGTTGGACAACTTTTAGCATCTACTGGACAGTTGTCTATTTTTGATGACGATCAAGCATTTAACGACAACAATACAAACAGTATAATCTCTAACTATATAAAGAAAAACATTAAGTTTAATTTTTATGAAGTAATACTTGATGTTGATGGATTTGATTATTATGTGCCAGTTAAGACTTTATATTCAGAAGGCTTTCCACAAGCAGACATTACTGGCGGAACAATAAGTTTAGAGTTAAGAGATTTTTATTTCTTTTTAGAATCAATGCCTGCACCAAGAATGCTGGTTACAGAAGCATCATTGAGTTATGCAATTACACTTTTACTTGATTATATTGGTTTTAGTAATTATACATTTTTAAGAATAACTGGAGATAAAGATCCAATTATTCCATATTTTTTTATTGCACCAGATCAAAACGTAGCAGAGGTATTAAATCAACTTGCAGTTTCAACACAAACGGCAATGTTCTTTGACGAATATAATAATTTTGTTGTAATGAGTAAAGACTATTTAATGCCAACAGAAGAAAATAGAGCAACAGATTTTGTTCTTAGTGGCTCAACAAATCAAACAGATTCTGGAGTTACAGAAAATGCAACATCTGGAAACCTTCCAAACATTATTTCAATAGCATCTCAAGATAAAAAAATATACAATGATGGAAAAATAAATTATACAACTAGATATATTCAAAGGTCGTATGGAAACATTCGTCAAGCAAGTATGATTGACAGAGATAAAACATGGATTTATAAGCCATCCTTGTTGTGGGAAGTTTCTGGCACTGAGTCAACAAAAACAATAAATGAAGTTGCATCAAAACAAGGGCAGTATGTTTTGGGCGCAATGCCAATTAATTCAGACTTAGGTAGTTCTGCTCCATCAGTTGTAAACCATGTTGTTACAAACAATGTTATTGATCTTGGAGAAAATGCTTATTGGCTAACAAGGTATCAAGGGTATTTTTATTCAAATGGGGAAATTATAAAATATGATGCAGCAGAATTTAATATTACTGGTGTTGGAAACGTATGGATTAGCAGCAATCAAGAGTATCAGAACTATTTTCAATCATTACCGTTTAATGGAAAAATATATCCAACAGGATCAATAAGAATTTATTCTGTTCCATTCTATGATACTGTTGACGGAATAACTAGATTACAAAATGGAAATGTTTTAGAGCATGGTCGTGGTCAATTTGGAACACCCATAGCGACACACTCTGCTGGAATAAATAATTATTGGTCAGACAACACATACGTTCGTGGATGTGATATGCAAGCACAGTATTTATTTACTACAACTCTAGACTCTGAAGTTACATTACCAAGCACAACAACTGGTCCTGCTGGAGTAAATAATGCTTTAGCAACTCAAACAACCAGAAATGGTATTATAAAAAACTTTATGGCTACAAACTATTTAACTGAAACACAGGTAAACAATTTAAAGTCAACACAATCTGGAACAATACAGTCATCTGCCTTAGTAATGAATGGACCATCTTTTGGCCCAACACAAACACCAATTAATTTAGTTTCTTACGTATACAAAGAATTAGACAATTCTTATAAAAACTTTGGAACAAGAATGCGTATCGTTGGCAAGATTGAAAATAACGAAACACGTACTCAAACACCAATAGGAAGTACACCATACTTTCAGGTTAGCGGTACTGAGCCAAATCAAAACATAAGCATTGGTGGAGGTTCTGGAGGACTAGCAGTTCTTCTTAATCCAGAAACTAATAATGGATATTACTTTGAAATTGTTGCCCTAACAGAAGATAATATTGAATCTTATCTTAAAACAAATAATCAAGGTCAATCAGAAATATCAATTAATAATATTGTTTTTTATAAGATTAAAAAAGATTCATCAAATACAAATGCAATACCCGTAAAACTTTGGGGAGGTCTTTCAAAGATTATTGTTGACGATGGAAGATTTACTGGTCAATACAGAATGGCTGGAGAAGAAAATCCAACAGTCTATGACCTTTCAATAGAGTATCAAGACATTGGAAAGATTAGAAGGTTTTATTTATACATTAATAATAAATTAATTCAGATAGTTGATGACAAAGATCCTTTGCCAATTTATAATAATATGGCCTTGTTTACTCGTGGATCATCAAGATGTATGTTTGAAAATGTATATGCACTTTCTGAAAACTATTCTCAAAATACAGTCTTTACTGTTGGAGAAACACTAGCATCTGCATTTGGAGAAAAACAAATTAATGCTAGCGATTCATTTAGAAAGTATGCAATGAGTGGAATTATACAATCAACATACCTTTCAGGAATTAGTTCTCAGCAGCCACCAAAATATAATATGTATTTTGAAGAGTTTGGAACAATTATGCGTGAGTGTGCTTATTTTAATGTTAAATATGATCGTGCATACCCAGCGTTATACGCACAACTTTCACCAACATTTAACAGAATAAAAGGCTATACCACATCTGGGTTCTATGCTGATTCATATGGAGCAGAGTTCTTAATATTTAACTCAACAGATAGCGCAATAAACCTAGATGAAACTACTGGAAATTATTTACGAATTCAAGGAATTACCTTTACTCAAGATACAACGCACGAACTAACAGTAGATGATTACTTTAAAAAACGTGGCAATTTGTCAGATCCAGAGTTATTGGGTAGTACGCTTACTCTATCACCCCTTGTTGAAAAAGCAAGGTATGACGAGATTAGATTAAGTAGGCTTACATATGGAAAAAACGAGTTTAGTATTGAAACTCCATACATACAAACACAGGATGACGCTGAATCTTTAATGGGTTGGATTATTAACAAGACTATGGTTCCAAGAAAAGATATAGGTATTAATGCATTTTCTATTCCAACTCTACAACTAGGTGACATTGTAACTGTAAACTATAAGAATTCAGATGGCTTGGATTTGGTTACACCAGATGACTCAAGGTTTGTTGTGTATAATATAGAGTATGCAAGAAAACTTACAGGTCCATCAATGAGTATTTATTTGAGTGAGGTGTAGTATGGGCGCATATGATGATGGTGGACAAAGACGTGCACAAGAAACAGCAGGAAACATTATTAGCAATGCAAGAAATGCTGCAAAAGAAGCAGAGGCAGCAGCAGTTGTTGGATGGGAACAAGTTTTATCTCGTGGTGGAGTAAACTCTCAAGGATACTTTAATGATGTTCCAGCATACCAACAATTAACTGCAAATGAAAGAAAATCTGTAACGCTTCCAAACGGAACAATTAATTCACAGGCAATGCTTTCAATTTTAAATCAAAAAGAGTTTGAATATAAAAATGCTAATGGGTTAATAGAGTTAGATAGACGTGGCAGCGAACCAGGAATTGACGCTGTACCAATGACAACATCGCTAATTAGTGAAATTCAAACAACAACTTTTGCTCCAGTAATTCCAGTAAAAACAGCATCAATAGACACTGTGTTATTTGATGATGAAACAATGCCAATAGATATTATGTCTGATTTAATATTTGAAGATATTGGTGGGCAAGAATTAATAAATATTGCTAGAAATGATATTGTTAATGGTCAAACTATTTCATACCAGCCAATCAAAAATCTATCTTCTTTGCAGCAACAATATAACCCAAACAACATTTTAAGCCTTCAGCAAACATCAGATAAATATTTTGCTAATTTTTCAATAAAACTTGACGAAAGAATTCCAACACAGGGTAGTGGTCCAAATGGAGAATATGTATATCTTGAAGAAGGTACAGGCGACCTAATAATTGAGGTAGTAAATATGCCAAGTAGCGAACAGGTAGACGTGGAAATTACTCTAGATGGTACAATATATCAGGCGGTATTATAATGATAACAAACACAGGTAAAAATATTATAGGTAAATACCTATTAGGTCAAGCACCAGCATATGCTTCATTTATTGCTGTTGGGTGCGGAGCCAAACCTCTTGCTACCGTTGATGCTTTTGGAGATTATACAACAAAAGAAAATCTTGATCTTGAAATGTTTAGAGTTCCAATATCTTCTAGAGGTTTTGTAAATGAAGGCGGAATATCAAAGATAGTTTTAACTGCAGAACTACCAACAGAAGAAAGATATGAAATAACAGAAGTAGGAATATACTCTGCTGGGTCTAATCCATCTGCTGGATCATTTGACAGCAAAACAGTATTTTCTTTTACACAAGGTGAAAATTGGCAATACCACTCAGAAGCATCTGTTTCAGCAATTCCAACATACACATCTCCACTAGATGACCCTGAAGACGACAACGTTATTGCAGTTGTTGATCCAGTATTTCAAACAAATGCAGACAATACAATTTTTTATAAACAGTCTCGTGCAGATAGATATGAAAGATGTAGATTCTTAAATAATATTATTTTAATTGAAGGAGATGATGCAGACCTTACAATTAGTGAAGAAAGTGGACCAACAGCAGATCATTTTGTTGTTGAGGATGGATCAAACCATATACACTTAACTGGTGGAACTATTGACTTTACAAGAAACTCACCAATAGATGAACTAAGATTGGCTTTTTCTTTAGTTAATAAAAATGGAGATTCTGCAAGCACTCCTGACTCTGTTAGAGTATTGGTTGAGTTTGCTGCAACAGAAGAAGTAGGTGGAGAGTTTGCAAGGTTTGAAGCAGAAGTTGTAGACGATAGTAGCGGTGGTGCATATGACTTTTCTACAGAAAGATATTTTGTTGTTTCTAAACAACTACAAGAACTATACACAACACCAAACTTTACTTGGAACTCTGTAACAGTTACAAAAATTTATGCATCTGTATTGGTTGATAATATACCATCTTCAGATTACTATGTTGCACTTGATGCAATGAGACTAGAAAATATTGCAACGGTAAATCCGCTTTATGGGTTAACAGGATATTCAGTCATTAAAAACACAGATGCAACTACTGTCATAAAATCATCCAACACAAGTAATTATATTGAATTCAGATTTGCCATAGGTCTTTCAGTAGATATGACATCGTAATGGCTGATCAAGGTATTAAGAAAGTTAGAATTCCTAAAAATCAATTGCCACCAGTTGGTGATGATAACGAACATTTAATAAGATATAGGGTTGTTTCTGATGATAAAAACAGAGCATCCCATTGGTCTCCAATTTTTGTTGTTCCAGCAGAAGATACACAGCAGGTTGACGGAGAATTAATTTATACTGGTGGTATTTTAATTGCTGTTTGGGGTGATGAATTAAACAGACCATCTTATGATGTTTTTGTTAAATTTGATAGTGGACAATATGAGTACCATGGAACATCTTCAACTCATACATATACATTTTTAAAAACAGGAACCACCAGCGCCAGGGTAGCAATTCAAGTTGAAGGTATTAATAAAACAAGAAATGCAGCATTAACAATATTTGAATCAAGTGTAGTATCTGTAGTATAATTGAAATAAGGAGATAACATGGCAAAAGTACCACTACCAGAACGAGGACAGCCGCTAGATGTTACATACATCTATCAGTTGGCAGACACAATTAACGACCTTTCAACACAGGTTTCTTCTGCAACCTATAACTATACAACAATTGATACAGTCTCTGCTGGAAAGCAAAACATTAAAACATCAGATGCTCGTGTTGTTGGCGGTTATGTTGAGGTTGCAAACAACTCAACTGTAAGTGCTGGTAACGAAAAAATATTTGCATACGATTTTCCTAGTGATTTTAAGTTTGCACCTATTGCAACTGCAACTGCAGTAAATATAGGAAATACACCTGCTGGACAAAATGTAACAGTAATTCTAAAAAATGTTACAACATCAAGAGTTGAGGGTCTAGTGAGATTTGGTGCATCTGGAGATTTATCTTTAGCAGTACACTTAATCATTATTGGTATTCCAAACTAGAAAACATTTAATGATAAATTGCAAAAAGTGTGGTGGTCGTTTATTTATTGATAGACAGTATAGCGGAGTTCAACATATTGAAACTTACTGTATTGTTTGCGGATCAAGAAGGTTTTTTCATCCGCCAACAGAAAGTGAAGAGGGAAGATGGTTACTAGCAAAGGAATTATTCAGAGCGAAGCATACAATAACGAGACTGTAATTAAGGGCAATAAAAAAATATGGTTTCTTAATGGCGATCTTGTTAGGCTTCACCATAGTTCCAGATCCACTGGCCTAGTTTCTGTTTATAACATTACAAAAGATAGACTTGAAACATGTCTACGTGCAGATTTTAGAAAAAATAGAGAACGTGCATACACAGTTGCAGAGACTGCTAAATTAGTTAATCGTCATAGAAAATATATGCCAAAATTAATTAAGACTGGAATGATACCCCCACCAATTGGTGCTAAGATAAATGGGGAACGTGGATTTAGAATAAGATCCTATTACTCAGAAAGCATGGTAAGGGATATACGTGCTATACTGGCTACTATACATATAGGACAACCAAGAAAAGACAAATTAATAACAAATAATATGACTCCTACAAGCCAAGAATTGACAAGGCGTATGGGAGACGGTATACTTACATATACGAAGACAGAAGATGGCAGGTTTATTCCTGTGTGGGCAGAGAATATTTAACAATAGAAATGGTGGGGTATGGAAGAAAATAACAGCACAAAGGTATCAGCAACGCTTGGATACACATTAAATTTAGGTAATTTCCAGTCACTAAGAGTTGACCTTGGGGTCGTTGACCATGTACGCCAAGGTGAAACAACAAATGATGCAATGGATCGTGTTTATGCCTTTGTTGAAAATCAAGTTATTCAAAAGGTTAAAGACGCAAAAGAATCTCTCATAGAGGACTAATATGGCTGAACGCAAAGACCGTATGGCTTTGCTAAGTAGATATAATAAATTTCATCTACAAAGATACGAAGCCAAGTCTAATATGAATCTTAATGTTGAACAGTGGGCAGCAGATGCTCTTGTTGAATCATACGGCATTTCACAATGTTATGATTTATTAGATTATTACTTTAAGATAGCAGAAAATCCTACTTGGAATTATTTTGCTTATAATGCAGAAAAAATTCTTAATGGTAAACTAGAAGTAGAGCAAGATATTAAAGAAAGAACAGAGCGCAGGGAACTAGCAAGGAAGTGGATTAGTGAATAATACAGAAGCAAAGTTAATTACTGCAGTATTAAATGATAAGCAAGTCCACGTATTACTACAAGCAAATATTGATAATCTTTTAAGAACTCATAATGATGTCTGGAATTTTATTAGACAGTATTCAGAAAACAATCAATCAGTTCCTCCAACATCATTAGTTGTAGAAAAGTTTAGAGACTTTACTCCAGTAGAAGGAGTTGGTGCAACAAAGCATCATCTTGAAGAATTACAATCAGAATATTTAAACGATAGCCTTAAAGATATTTTACGTAATGCAGCAGGTGAAGTTCAAAGTGGTAATGGTAATAATGCTCTTGAACATTTAATTACTAAAACATCAGAACTTAAAAAGAATACTGCTGCAATTAGAGATATTGAAGTAACAGATCTTGACTCTGCAGTTGCATATTTTGAAAATGTAAAGAAGATGCAGGATCTTGGACAGGTTGGAATTAAAACAGGTCTTCCTGGATTTGATAACTATCTACCGTCTGGAATTATGCCAGGTCAACTTGGAGTGTTCCTTGCATACCCAGGTATTGGAAAGTCATGGTTGGCTCTGTATTTCGCTGTACAGGCTTGGAAGCAGGGTCGTAGCCCACTTGTTATAAGTCTTGAAATGTCTGAAACAGAAGTCCGTAATCGTGTATTTGCAATTATGGGTGAAGGTCTTTGGTCTCATCGTAAACTTAGCAATGGCGAAGTAGAAATTGATATGCTTAAAAAATGGCATGCCGATAAATTGCAGGGTAAACCAGAGTTTCATATTATTTCAAATGATAGTGGTGGAGAAGTAACCCCATCAGTAATACGAGGAAAGATTGATCAGTATAAGCCAGACTTTGTTGTTGTAGATTATTTACAACTAATGAGTCCAAATCAAAAATCAGATAATGAAACAGTTCGTATGAAAAACCTTTCTCGTGAATTAAAACTTATGTCTATTAGTGAAGAGGTTCCAATCATGGCTATCTCTTCTGCTACTCCAGATGATGTTAAGGATTTATCTAGCCCACCAACTTTAGGTCAAACTGCTTGGTCAAGACAGATTGCTTATGATGCTGACTGGGTAATGGCTCTTGGTCGTGCTACCAATAGTGATATTATTGAATGCGTATTTAGAAAAAATAGAAATGGTTTTATGGGTGATTTTTTAGTTCAAGTAGACTTTGATAGAGGATACTATCGTTATAAAGACTATGAGGATAAAAATGGTTAAGGATATGTATACGGCAGAACAAGTGCGTCGTGTTTTAACTGGTGCTGGAATTGATATTGAAGCAGAGTATGGAACTGACTATATTGTTTTTTGTCCATATCATAATAATAATAGAACTCCTGCTGGAGAAGTATCAAAAGATCATGGAACGTTTTTTTGTTTTGGATGCCAAACAACAAAAAGCCTTATTGAGTTTATAATGCACACATCTAACAGAACATACTTTGAGTCAATTAGATATATTAAAAGCAAAGAACAAGAAACAAGCATTGAAGATTCTGTTAATAAAGCCTTAATTGAAAAACCAGAATTTGTTCAATATGATGAACTTTTAATTAAAAGATTAACTAACCAAGCATTAGAATCTCCAAGAGCAATTAGATATTTTGAAGGAAGAAGCATTACAAAAGAATCTATTAATAAGTTTAACCTTGGGTATTCAGAAAAACAAGACTCAGTAACAATACCAATACACTCGCCAGATGGAATGTGTATAGGGTTTGTTGCTAGAACTGTTGAAGGAAAAGAATTTAAAAATACACCTGGATTGCCAAAAGGTAAGGTATTGTTTAATCTTCATAGAATTAAGGCATCAAGCACTGTATACGTTGTAGAATCTTCTTTTGATGCAATTAGATTAGACCAAGTTGGATTCCCTGCGGTTGCTACCCTAGGGGCAAATGTTTCTGCAGCACAGATAAAGTTATTAGAAAAATATTTTAATAACGTTGTACTGATTGCGGATAACGATGATGCTGGTGTGATAATGAGAGATAAGTTAATTGAAAAACTTGGATCAATAGTCACATCAGTTTACATAGATAAAAAATATAAAGACATAGGCGACATGGATGATGATGCAATTAAAAAACTGGAGTTCCAGTTTGACAATTCTATCATTGGTATGTTAAGATAGATAAAACAGAAAAGGAAGAATAATATGACTATTGTAAAGGGACTCAAGAACATTAATGCCCTAGTTGATAAGCCAAAGTATGACGAAAACTCTCCAAAGGTAAGATGGTTAAAACTTGCTGATGGACAATCTGCAAAAATCAGATTCATTGAAGAACTTGATGAAGATTCTGCAAACTATAATCCAGAACGTGGATTAGCACTTGTTGTTAAAGAACACACAAATCCAAAAGATTACAAGCGTAAGGCTGTAGACACTATGGAATCTGAAGGCCGCGACTGGGCTGAAGAAATGCATCGCAAAGATCCAAAGGCTGGCTGGAGAGCACGTCTTCGTTTTTATTGCAACGTACTTGTAGATGATGGAATTGAAGAGCCATATGTGGCTATTTGGTCAATGGGCGTAAGCAAGCAATCTGCATTTAATACTATTCGTGAGTATGCTCTTGAAACAGGAAGCATCTCAAACATTTCATGGAAGTTAAAGCGTAACGGTCAGGGTACTGAAACAAGTTACACACTTATTCCATCTGCGCCAGACAAAGAACCATTTGACTGGGCAGCACACAAAGCATACCCTCTTGAATTAGCATTGAAGAAGATTCCATATGCTGAACAAGAGGCATTCTATTTGGGGTTTGATACTCCATCTGTAACATCATCAACCAACACAGATTGGTAAAATGAGTTACGTAGGCTTACATGTTCATACTCACTACTCCCTATTTGACGGCGTAGCGACTCCACAAGAGTACGTTGACCGTGCTAGCAAGTTGGGTATGACTGCTCTTGCAATT